CAACTGTGCCGGATCAACGATCGGTGCGAACGCGCTCGCCAGGTTCTCAAGGTTCTGCTCGAACGCGGCGAGGGTGCCGGTCGCAGCAACCGTGAAGGTGAACTGCGCGATCCGCTCGTCGGCGTACTGCTGCCCCGCATACGCGCCGTCGCCCCTGGCACGGCTCAAGTCGTTCTTGCGGATCGGCGGGAGCTCGCGCAGCCCTGTCACCTCGGTGACGCCGAACGGTGTGCCGGCCCCGAGGGTGAGGCCGTTGTAGGAGTACTGCCACGGAATCAACGCCATGCCAGCACACCCCCCGGGTCGTCAGTCGTCGTGGTCACTTGTGCAGCCGTAGGAGCCAGCCGAGGTTCTGGCTGGCCGTCTTCGTCAGCTGGTCCTCACTGCCGACCACGCCGTAGAAGTTGGCGGTGATCGGCGGGAGGCTGCTGCCCGCTTGCTGCTGGGCCGCGGCCGTCGACGTGGCCGGCGGGGTTGCCGCGCTGCCGCTGGTGGAGCGGGCCGAGCTCGCACCGATAAGGGAGCCGGGAGCCGCCGAGAACTGCGTCGGGCGGGCGGCGAGGTTGCTGTTGGCGATCTTGCCGCCGAGCCGCGTCATCGCATCAGCAGCCAGGCCAGCGTGTGTGTCGATCCCGAGGGCGACACCGGCGGGTATCCACTGCGCCAGATCAGCCATCACCTTCGACGGGCTGGCGATGCCGAGGGCCTTCTTGATGGCCTTCACCATCGCGGTGCCCATGCTCATCGCCTGCGCGATGAGCTGCTTCTCCTGAGACTGCAGGCCCTTCACGAGGCCTTGAGCAGCAGCGACACCGTTGCCGTACATCTTGCTGGCATCGAGCACGCCGGTCTTGGTGGCCGCCTGGTTGAGCAGGGTGAAGTTGTCGTTGAGCTGCTGGATCTGCTTCTTCGACGCGGTCGCCAGAGCCGAGACCTGCGCGCCAGCCTGCTGAGGTCCTGCGCTCGCGAGCTGGTCGAGCTCGGCCGAGTTCAGCCCCATCGACTTCAGCTTGCCGATCTGCTGCGCGAAGGCTTGAGCCTGCGTCCGCTGAGCCGTCACCGAGTCGAGGATCGACTTCGTGGTTACCGACGTTGACCCGTCCGGGTTGGTGACGACACCGGCGTTGGCCAGGTTCGACCCGGAGACGATGTTGTCCCGGACGGAGGCGACCTTGTTCATGTAGGTCTGCATGACCGTGTTGAGGTTGTTGACCGCCCACGCCATCTTGCTTCTCAGGGAGTTGCCCAGAGTGGTCATGGCGTCGGTCGCGGCGGATCCGCCTTCAGTGATGCCCTTGGCCAGACCAGCCGGAATCCACTTGGCGAGATCGGCCATCACCTTGGACGGCGACGCGATGCCCAGCACCTTGGCGATCGGTCCGGGGATCACCTTCTTGGCCCAGCTGCCGAGCTTGTCGGCCAGCCAGGAGCCCATGTTTTCGATGCCTTGCCAGATGCCGGTGACGATGTCGGTGCCGATGCTCATGACCGAGGACGCGATGTCTCCGGCCGCGTGAATGACGGCCACGGGCAGCTGGGTGAACCAGTTGAATACGGCGACGGCGCCGTTCTTGATGGCGCCGAGCATCGTGGCCATGACGCTCAGCGCCCACCGGCCGATGCCGGTGATGAGGGAGGCGATCGCGCTGAGGACCTGGGTCGGGAACCGGACGAACACGTCGACCGCTAGGCCGACCATGCCCTTGATGACAGGCAGGATCAGCGAGGTCCACGCATTGCGGACCAAGGTCTCGAGCATGTGCCACAGCAGGCCCCATGCCGCCGAGATCACCGCGATGCCCGCACCGAAGATGGTCGAGAGGAGGTTCCACGCCTCCCGGACGATGCCGGTGACGAGTGTCCACGCCGCCTTGAGGACGCCGAGGAACACGTTCCACAGGCCGCCGAAGATCTGGGTGAGCCCGCTCCAGAACTTCGACCACTTGCCGGTGAAGATGCCGACGAACACGTCGAAGATGCCCTTGACGACCTCGAACACGCCACGGAAGACCTGCAGCAGCGGGCTGAGCAAACGCGCCGCGGTGGACACCAGGATCGAGAGCGCGGTGCGGATGTGGTCGATCAAATGCTGCCCGAACCGCGACCACAGATCCTCGACGACCTTGACAACGGTCTTGACGACGGCCACGACGAGGGTGAACGCGGAGGAGAAGGCACCCGCCACGGAGCGGACGGTCTTGGAGATGTCGGAGAAGACCTTCTGGATCTGGTCCCGGTGATCCGACAGCCAGCCGTTCACCGACGCGATGACCGTGCGGACAACCTCGCTGATGTGGCTGAACGCGGTCTGCGCCCACTGCGCAGCGGTCTCGAAAGTGTCCTTGATCGTCTGCCAGACGCCGGGGCCGTTGGCATGCAGCCAGCCGAGGACCTCGCCGTAGATCCGCTTCGCGTCAGCGACGATGCCGTCGACGAACGCCTTGAACTTGGCGTTGTGCTTGTACAGGCCGATGAGCCAGGTCGCGAGCGCACCGATGGCCAGGGAGAGCAGCACGAACGGGGCGGCGGCGATGACCGCTTCGACTGCCATGGTGGCCAGAGCGATACCGGCCAGCACGAGGCCGCCGATCAGGAGGTCCTTGATGACGGTGCCCAGCTCGGCGGCGGCCTTCTTGTGCTCACCGAACCACTTGACGACACCCATGACCTTGCCCATGAGGTCAGTCAGGATCGGGATCAGCTTGTTACCGAGCTGGATCAGCCACGCCTCGCCCTGCGCCTTCACCTCTTGCGTGCGGACGGCGAACTGCTTCGTCGTCTCGGCCCACGCGTCCTTGAACTTGTTCGCGCCCTTCGCGATCTCGGGGTACTTCGACTCGAGGCGGTCGAACTCGCCGAGCAGCACGGCCAGCGGCGCGGAGGACTTCTTGGTGAACGCGTCTTCGAGGAACGAGCCGACCTTGGTGCCGGTGACGCCGGCGGCGTCGAGGTGTTTCTTGAGGTCGATGATGGCCTTGTTCATGCCACCGGTCTGCATGTCCTTGCCCAGCTGGCCCGCGCTGATACCGATGGACTCAAGGGCTTTCACGCCGGGCTTGGCCTGCTTGGTGAGGTCCATGATCGCCATGCGCAGGTCGGTGGCCGCGACCTGGCCGCGGATGTTGTTGTCACCGAAGGTCGCGAGCGCGGCGCCGACGTCGGACAGGGTCGCGCCGTACTGCTTGCCGATGGCCAGGATGCCGGTGGAGAAGGCGTTGGCCAGGTCCTGCATCTGCATGTCACCGGAGCCGACGATGCTGTTGAGAGCACCCATCGCCTGGCCGAAGTTCTCCACGCCAGGGATGCCGGAAGCGATCGCGGCGTCGAGTGCGTTGGTGACGTCCACGAGGTTGGCGTGACCGACCTGGGCGCCCTCGGCGGCGGTTTTGAGGATCTCCATCGCCTTCGCGCCGGTGATGCCGGTGGATGCGAAGGATGACTCGACGTGGTACAGCGCCTCAGCGAGAGACTCAGGCGCGAAGCCCACCTGACCAGCGAGGTTCAGGACGCCTTTGGACAGCCCGGCGAGCGCCGCCTGCGGCACGCCCGCGAGGGTGCTGATCTGCTCCATCTGCCGGTCGAAACTGGCGGCCATCTTCACGGACTCGGCGCCGACAGCGACCGCGGCCACACCGAAGCCGAGCGCCATCTTCGCCGAGGCAGCACCGACGCTGGCGATCTTGGAGTCAGCACGTTCGCTCGCCGCGCCAGCCTCGGCCATGGAGGCGGTGAACTCCTTGTTCATGCCGCGCAGGACGACGTACAGATCGGCGACTTCCTGCGACAACGCGGTTCACCCCTTCCGGGCATGGCGAAATGCCCGCGCGAGGCGGGTTGCGGACAGCGGGGGCGGAGGTCAGACGAGGCGCGGGAAGCGGCGGAACGATTCGAGCCAGATCCTCACGGAGTCCTCGTGGACGACGGCTTTGAAGGACGGCACGAGGAAGGGGTGATCGAAATGCGGGACCGTCTCCTGGTACCAGAGGTACTTACTCGACGGTGTTTTCCCGCGGCTGCTGGTTGTTCCGGATGCCGCGCGTGAGCGGCCGCCCTTGTTGGTGCGTGACAGGTTCGCCGGCGGGAAGACCCCGGCGAGGGTGCCGACCCGCACGGTGATCTCCGCGGTGGAAGGCATGTACTGGTGGCCCATGGAGCGGCGGCCGGTGCCCGTGACGAGGGCGGGCGCTTGACCTTTCGATGCCGGTGACGGCGTGCCGAACGAGTGGCTGGTTTTGCCGAGCTCGGCCTTGGCTTTCGCCTCGATCGCATTAGCGATGAGCAGCAGCCCCTTGCGCTGGTTCGCGCGCCCAGCGGCCTCGATCTCCTTCAACAAGCCGCCGAGCACGCCTGGTCGCCACTCAGGCATGCTCGGCTCCGCTCTGCCGTCGTGCACGGTCTTCGGCCTGTTCCTTGGCTGCGGCGACCATCTGAAGCCGGTACCAGCCGAGATTGCGCATGTACAGCGGTGTTGCCTGCAGCTGATCCCAGGACCAGCC